AGACTCTAAGGCGAATCCTTTCGTAAGAGGTAATTACAATGGCACAGACCACTTTTGCTGGCCCGATCAAATCTTTGGCGGGTTTTATAAATGCAGGCGTTAACACTACTGTTAGCCTAACTGCAGACACTTCGCTAACTGTTGCAGCTCACGCAGGTAAAATTCTGTTGTGCAACGATGCGGATGGAAAGTTTACACTTCCTTCGATTGTTACTACTGCTCCAACTGATCCTACGTCTCCTGATCAAGCTAATAATGTAGGTGCGTCTTTCTTTTTCTACATTGAAACTGCAGCCACAGATTTGGATATTTTGACGGACGGCACTGATAAGTTTAAAGGCGCTGCCATGGTCGCTGTTGATGACAGCACTAAAAAGGCATTTATTCCAGGAGCATCAAACGATGTGATGACTCTGAATGGTTCAACTAAAGGTGGTTTAGTCGGCAGTGTTGTTCAAGTAACGGCGATTGATGCTGCGACCTATCTCGTACACAATACTTTATTGCTTGGCTCCGGAACGATTGTTACGCCTTTTGCTGACGCATAAGAGTTATAACGATTATATTAGGGGGAAGGGTTCTTCCCCTTATAGGAGATAAGATATGGCAGATGCAGTTAGTACAACTGTTTTAAGTGACGGTACTCATAGGGCTGTTATACAAATAACAAACCTTAGTGACGGCACTGGCGAAGCAGCAGTTACAAAAGTAGACGTTAGTAGTTTGACTGCGAGAGCAGACGGCACAGCATGTTCAAGTGTTCGAATTGAAAAAGTAACACATTCCATAACAGGGTTTACTCAAGTACAGCTTCTGTGGAATGCATCGACGGACACAATTGCTTTAGCTTTAGCCGAAGCAAGTAATGGCCACATGGACTTTAGCGAGTTTGGAGGGTTATACAATACGGCAGGCAGTGGTAAAAATGGCGACATTAACTTAACTACGCTAGGTGCTGCGTCAAACGACACTTACGTTATTGTTCTTGACTTAATAAAGAATTACGGATAATGGCGACCTCTGGGACTAGGACGTTTACTTTAACTGCAGCCGATGCTATCGAAGAAGCATACGAACTAGCAGGTCTTGAATACCGTACCGGATATGACGGAGTAACGGCTAGACGGTCTATGAATATTATGTTCGCAGACTGGTCTAACCGAGGTATTCAGATTTGGGAAGTAGAGCAGGTTTCTCTTGACTTAGTTAAAGGGACAACTACTTACGACTTAAATCAGTACGACATTGATGTGCTAGATGCAGTAATTCGAAGAACGACTAATGGTATACAAACAGATTTTCAAATAGACCGTATAAATCGCGGGGATTATCTAGATATACCAAATAAAGAGACTCAAGCAAGAGTTACTCAATACTATGTTGAGAGAACGATAACTCCCAAACTATATGTTTGGCCTGCTCCTGAAAACTCTACGGATAAGTTTGTTTCTTATCGTTGGAAGCGTATCCAAGATATTTCTGCTTCCGTAGACGATGTTGACTTACCTAGTCGTTTTCTTCCGTGTTTAACTACAGGATTAGCTTTTAATCTAGCGTTGAAAAAGAACCCTGAAAAAGCAGGATTATTGCAGCCGTTGTATGAGCAGAATTTAGTTAACGCAATTAAGTACGATGACGATAGTTCATTACGGTTGGTTCCTAGACGGACATATCTCTAATGGCTTTTGCGGTAGGGAAGTATTCACACGCTGTTTGTGATCGCTGTGGTTTTAGGTATAAGTACCTTGATCTGCGTATGGAGTGGACAGGGTTTAAAGTTTGTTCAGAGTGTTATGAGCCTAAACATCCACAGTTAGATCCGCCACACCATCTAACTGATCCGCAAGCCCTGAGACAAGCAAGACCTGAAGTACCGTTACCGCAGTCTGAATTAGGACGAGTTTCTACAACTGGGCCTAGTAATACTACAGTCAGCGGAGTAAATGTTGGGGGACAACCTTTAGCGATAGTTGACCCAATAGGTACTAAGTTTGAAGGTGTTTTTGCAACAGGCGGCGTTGGACAAGTTGAGGTAGAAACAACATGAGTTTTACGTTAGCGACTTTAAAATCTACCGTACAGGATTACTGTGAAACTGCAGAAACAACTTTTGTTTCTGATTTAGATACGTTTATTAAAGAGGCTGAAGAACGAATTTTAAAGGCAGTAGAGCTGCCAGTCTTTAGAAAAAACGTAACAGGTTCTGCTTCTGCGAGTAATACCTATTTAAGTACGCCGGATGATTTTCTAGCACCTTACAGCTTGGCTGTGATTTCTAGCAACGTATACAGTTATCTACTATATAAGCACGTTTCTTTTATTAGAGATTATACTCCTAATCCCGCGACAACAGGGGTTCCTAAGTATTACGCTTTATTTGACGACAATTCGTTCATGTTAGCGCCTACTCCAGATCAAGGTTATTCATTTGAGCTACATTATAAATATCGCCCCGCTTCGCTAACAACGACTTCAGGTTCAGAAACGACATGGCTTTCTGATAATGCTCCCGATGCGATGCTATACGGCACTTTAGTTGAAGCAGCTACTTTTTTAAAAGTTCCTGAAGAAGTTGCGCAATATGAACAGCGTTTTGTACAAGCGGTTAACGGTCTTAAAAACTTAGGTCAGGGCTATGGTTCAAGAGATGAATACCGATATGATATTGCTAAGGGATAAGATAAAACATGCTGATTGAAGCGCCACAAATGGAAATAGGAAATGTACTCGTGACTACCACGGTGGACCGTGGACACGATCCGGCGTTCTGGGCACAATCTGCGGCAGACCGTATCGTAAGTGTAGGTAGCGGTTGCCACCCCGCAATAGCGCAGCAAGCGCAAGCATTTAAAGAGGCGGTTAGGGCTACGGCACTACACTGCATACAAGAGGCAATTAAAAGTGATAGAACCACTTTGATTGCTGAATTTGAACGTCAAGGCCATAAGGACATGGCAGACATAATTAGGAGTCTATAATGGCTATTTCGACTGCGATGTGTACGTCTTTCAAGAAAGAACTTATGGAAGCCAAGCACAATTTCCTGGCTAGTGGTGGCAACACCTTTAACTTGGCGCTGTATACAAGTAGTGCTTCTTTAGGCGCAGGTACTACCGCATACACGACATCTAACGAAGTATCTGGGACAGGATACACCGCTAAAGGTGCGGCTTTGACGAATGTAAACCCAACAACGTCTAGCACTACCGCGTTTACGGACTTCGCTGACCTTACGTTTAGTTCAAGCAGTATTACTGCAAGAGGCGCACTTATTTTTAATGACAGCGCGTCAGGCGACCCTGCTGTATGTGCGTTAGATTTTGGTGGCGATAAAACATCTAGTTCAGGTGACTTTACGATTCAGTTCCCAACAGCGGATGCGTCTAACGCCATTATCCGTATCGCATAACGGATAGTTCATGGCTAACATCAACGGCTGGGGCCGTGGTGGTTGGGGCGAAGGCGCGTGGGGATCTCCCCTACCTGTCGAAGTCACAGGCACCGCAGGAACGGGTGCAATTGGCTCCGTCACAGTTGTTGAGGGGGCTGGTGTTGCTGTATCTGTTACCGGCGTATCTGCTACAGGTGCTGTCGGCACAGTCACTGTTAGCACGGATGCAAATGCCTCTGTAACAGGCGTTGCCGGTACAGGCTCTGCTGGTTCAGTTTCTGTTGTTGAAGGAACTGGAGTTGATGTCTCTATTACAGGGGTATCTGCTACAGGTGCTATTGGCACTGTAAATGTCGATTTAGGTATAACTGTACTGCCCACAGGTGTTACAAGCACTGGTGCGGTAGGTACAGTCACTGTTAGTGCAGATGCCAATGTTTCTGTCACAGGTGTAGATGGAACAGGTGCTGTTGGCACTGTTGATGTTGATCCAGATGCCGTAGTCACAGGTGTTTCCGCAACAGGCGCGATTGGCTCAGTTACTGTTGTTGGTGTAGCTAATGTTTCTCCCACGGGTGTTTCAGGCACGGGGGCAGTAGGTTCAGTAGCCGTTGTCGAAGGCTCTGGGGTTGATGTTTCTGTTACAGGCGTATCTGGAACAGGCGCTGTTGGTTCAGTTACGGTTGCACTTGCCCCAACTATTACACTTACAGGTGTTTCTGCAACAGGCGCTATTGGCTCAGTAACTGTTGTTGAAGGGTCTGGTACATCGTTCGCAGTCACCGGAGTCTCTGGTACTGGCGCTGTCGGTGTTGTTGACGTTGATCCAGACGCCGTAGTTACAGGTGTTTCTGCAACAGGAGCTATTGGCACAGTCAGCGTTGTCGAAGGCTCTGGCACATCTTTCTCGGTTACTGGCGTTGAGGGAACAGGGGCTGTTGGTTCGGTCACTGTATCAGCGGTTAGAAATGTAACCGTCTCCATAACAGGCGTTGAAGCTACCGGCGGCATTGGTTCGGTCACCGTTGTTGAGGGAACGGGTGTTGCTGTTTCTATCACTGGTGTTGCGGCTACAGGCAGCGTTGGAACACTTACTGTAACAGGGGATGCAGATGTCGGCGTTACAGGTGTTGAAGGAACGAGTTCTGTTGGTTCCGTTACGGTTACTGAAGGTTCGGGTATTACCTTTTCTGTTACGGGAGTGGCAGGAACGGGATCTGTCGGAACGGTTACTGTATCGGCAGGCGCGATTGCTAGTGTTTCTGGCGTTTCTGGTACTGGAGCAATTGGTACAGTTACACTCGAAACTGATGCCAATGTTTCAGTCACTGGCGTTGAAGGCACGGCTGATGTTGGAACGGTTACAGCAAGTGCAAATGCAGATGTATCTGTCACAGGTGTTGCTGCTACTGGGGCCATTGGGACGGTCACTTTTGATGCAGACGCGAATGTACCTGTCACGGGCGTTGCTGGTACTTCGGCTGTCGGAACGGTTACGGTTGATACGTCAGGCAACACAACAGTTTCTGTTACGGGCGTCTCAGGCACTGGAGAGGTGGGCACAGCTACCGTTGCCGCAGCAGCTAATGCGGCTGTCACTGGCGTTCAAGGAACGGGTGAAGTCGGTGATGTAACCGTAGCTTTCGATATAACGGCATCTCCAACGGGAGTTTCGGGTACTGGGGCTGTTGGGGTTGTCGATGTTGACCCAGATGCGGTAGTCACCGGAGTTGTAGGTACTGGCGCAGTAGGTTCTGTAACCGTAATCGGTGCAGCAAATGTTAGTGCTACGGGCGTTGCTGGTACTGGGCAAATTGGAACAGCTTCGGTAGAGCAAGGTCTAGTTGTTCCCGTAACAGGAGTTGCGGGCACAGGTGAAGTTGGGTCAGTTACTGTTGCGTTTGATACAACAGCTTCTCCAACAGGGGTTTCAGCCACAGGTGAAGTTGGTAATGTAACCTTCATTGGAGGCGTAACCGTTGTACCGACAGGAGTTTCGGCAACGGGCGAAATAGGATACTTTAACGTCTGGGGGCTTGTAGATGACTCTCAAACGCCAAATTGGAATAATATAACGGACAGTCAGACACCCGGATGGTCTGAAGTGTCAGATAGTCAAACGCCGAATTGGACGGCGGTTACAGACACACAGACACCCGGATGGTCTGAAGTGTCGGATAGTCAAACCCCTAACTGGGATGAGGTAGCTTAGAGATGGCAACTTACGTTAACGATCTTAGATTAAAAGAAATTTCAACAGGCGATGAGTCAGGAACGTGGGGCACAAGCACAAACACCAACCTTGAGTTGATTGGTGAAGCCCTTGGATACGCGACTGAACAATCTTTCGGCTCAGATGCAGACGCTACTACTACTGTTGCTGACGGTGTTTCTGATCCTGCTCGCGCTATGTACTTTAAGGTTACCTCCGCAGGCAACTTGACAGCTACTAGAACGCTGACCATCGCACCCAACACTGTTTCTCGCGTTATGTTCATCGAGAACGCAACCTCTGGTTCGCAGTCTATTGCGATCAGCCAAGGCTCTGGCGCGAATGTAACGATTGCGACGGGCAAAACTGCGATTGTTTATTTGGATGGCGCAGGCTCTGGCGCTGCGGTAGTTGACGCTATGGCTGGGGTTGATCCCGGTGTGACGGATACGCTGGCGGAAGTTTTGACTGCTGGCAACACCACTGGCGGTACAAGCATGGTGATTTCGTCTGGCGATGATGTCACTTTTACAGGCGCTTCAGCGAACATCGTTTTTGATAGTTCCGACTCTGCGCTTGAGTTTGCCGACAACGCGAAGGCCATCTTCGGTGCTGGCTCTGACCTACAGATTTATCATGATGGGTTGAATAGCTATATCGTTGATGCAGGGACTGGTGATTTATATTTTAGGTCAGCATCTAATCTTTATATTGGCAACGCGGCTGGTACACAAAGCTATATCACGGCGACTGATGGCGGCGCTGTTGACCTTCGTTACAACGGTTCAGCCAAACTAGCCACCACGAACACAGGCATAGACGTTACTGGCACCGTTGTTAGCGATGGTTTGACTGTTGATGGAAATGCAGTAATAAACAACGGCACAAACGCTACGCTACAACTGCAAGCAACTGGCGGTAAT